TTCTATCAATACAATCACATTTGCTCAAATTAAGGAGGAAGTATCCACCTTATTTAAGCGAATAATTAGTCCTCATACAAAAGCTACGAGGACAAATATCGCCACCCTCTGGATGAGAATGGGAGGAGCTGCATCTCCCCCAGACCAAGTTATGAGGTTATATACCTCTAATTCAGATTTATTTTCTGAGTTAGTTGACAAGGGGTATATTAGCTCAAGTAACTTTAAGCTATTCGGAAATAGACTACCATCAGATATGGTAGAACTAATAATGAAGGTTAACAAGATACCTTTTGCTTCCGATAAGCTTATTGACTCCAAATATATGAAGGGAGATAGAACTCTCAACCTTAAAGGTTGGGTTCGATCCTTCCTCATATTAAAGGGAGATAAATATACCAAGCCAAGGGTTAGAATGGCTACTTTGCTTTCTGGCAAAGTAAACGAGAAGAATCACCAAAAGATGGCGCTTTTCTCTCACAAGCCTGCAAGTGAGCCTACCACTCCTGTCACTAAAGGTCCAAAAGACCAGAAGAACGGGAAAGCTCCTTATAGAAAGGAATCCAAACCTGCAGGAATCATTCCTCCGAGTCAGAATACCAGTGTATCTGTGCCCGGAAACTGGCAAGAAGCTTTTAGCTATCTCGCCAAAGGCATGGCTGACTTACAGTCGGCTATGGGTGCTCAAAGAATGCGCGCAGGCGCTTTTGGGTACCCTGCTTTTATGTAATCCGGGTGGCCGGATTATAGGAGCGTCTTCGATCAAAATTCGATGGATCGAAGAGGCCTTGCTATATTCAGTGGAAAGACTGATATGGGAAGGTCCCTCTTTTATAAAAGAGGCCTCCAACTGGGCCAGAAGAGCATGGATAACGGGCCATAGGGTGGCTCCATCAACCCCACTTGAAGTGGCGTTGAATTGGAACCCAGGTATTTCACAATACCTTGGAAGGGCACTTCCACCTAAGGACGAGTTATCTTGCCAAAAGGACCTAATCGACACTTTACAGGAGTCTGGGACAAAGAGATCTGTAAAGATGAACGCGGAGGTACTAGAGAGGTGCTCCTTAAAAGCACTTAACTGGTACACTCCGATTAAGAACGTCAACCCTTACTCAGAGGCATCCTGTATAGGATCTCTGAGAAGTGAAGGCGGTCAGGCGAAGTTAATTCAAGACTTATTATATTTCTTCACGATCACACATGACGTGTATGATAATGAGTATTATGATCTAATACATGAACCTGATTCACCGGAGAAGAGCCAGAAGCTCATCGTAGCCTTGTTTAAGGACCTAGATGACTTCTGGCTTGATCATGCAAGTGAGTGCCAAGGTGGGGATTTCTGTGGTAACAAAGATCTCCATCCACCATTTCGTATGGAAGCTCTACCTGAGACCGGGTGGCGGTCAAGAATAGTTGGTATCCCTTGGATATCAATGATATTCATGACCACTGGTATACAAAGATCGCTCTTAGTCGGATGTAAGAAAGATCCTGTGTCCTCGCCAATATTAACCAGGAGATACGATGGCATATTAAATGCCACTAAGGAGAAGTTTGTTAATTCTGTAGACTTCAAAGCTGCTACAGAATTCTTTCCTTTCGAAATTGGTCGTGCTACTATCTCTAAGCTACCTATAAGTAGGACCGAGAGAAAGTATGCGATGGCTTCTTTTTCATCATGTAGACTTAAGAAAGTTGATAGCGAAAGCTTCAATTTTCATGCTGTGATGGAGAAAGAGATCTTTTCTATTGAGACACAAATGTCAGATATAATGGATAGTCCATTTAAGGATTGGAATGTATCTGATAAAATTCAAAGAATGTTATATCTTCCAGCTATAAAGAAGATAGTAGCTCAGTTAGATAAAGAGTGTCCTCTTAAGAAAGGTGGTCCACGTGCCCTAAATAAATTTTGGGGAAACTGGGACTACGCAATAGAGGAGAACGATACCGATATATTAAATAACCTTATTAATCAAGTTTTCATGAGTATGAAGGACTGTCATAAAAGAGGTACATATAACATAACTTCTGCACTAGCAGTCGTTAGTGGTAAAACTGTTCAACAACAACATGAAGATTTCGTTGCCAAACAGTATATGAAACTTAATAAGTATCGTGATGCTAAGATAGAAGTCTGGGAAAGGATTAAGGATCGCTATATGGATCTCTGGTTCGCTTTTTCAGATGGTGAATATACGTTTTCCCAGAAGGGCCAAAATATGTCACTACCTCTGTCTTGGCAGGTCCTATCACTATTCAATACGACTTGCGTCGATATGAGTGGATGTATAGGTGCAACCTTAGGTGATGACGCTCTCTTAGGGTCTGATAATTTAGAAAAAATAGTCAGATATAGAGAACTTGTAGAGGCTTGTGGCCCCGTCATCCATCTCCAGAAAGATCTCATCTCAGAACATCACCGTGGTGTGTTTGGTGAGCACATCTTTGAAAATGGGGAATGGGTAGACCATCCTAAGATTAAAGTTGTTTTGCAACCAGGAGTACTTGACTTTAGAAACAGGTGGATAGCATCCACACGTGCCTTTATGAAGAATACTGCCTGGTGGCCCAATGCTAAGCAATTGTTATCAGACTTCCTTATGTTCACATACGGAAAGGAGATCAACGAAGCATATGATTTAGGCTTACCTGTTAATAAGCCTGAACCATTTGGTTTAGCTATACCATTTCCTGATAATGATAATTCTAGGCGCCTGTCCTATCTTAATAAGATAACAGACGCAGAAGAATTACTGAAAGAAGTTCAGAAATGGTCCTCTGCTTATAATGCTAGTCCACACGTCGTTTATCGATCATATGGGCGGGATATATTATTTAACAGTGGTATTAATTTTAACCTTAAAGGTGAAGGTCATTTACTCTACAAAGTAGAGGAGAAGATAGCAAATGTACTTCTTAATTTATACTTGTATGATGGTTATCAAACAAGGGATAAGAAATTCATCACCCCGAAGGATGTTGCAAAGCGGATTCCGGATCTTAGTAAGTACCCAATTTCTAATGTTGATTATGATTTTCAACATAAGAATATTAGGTGTACGGGGCTTTTCGTCGATCAGATTATGTCTGAGGAGGGAAGCCTGATGGATATCCACCAGTTATGGCGTAATTATTAGTTTTAGTAACTACGA